GCGAAGCCTGGGACGGTCCGGCAGAAGTGGCAGCGGCAGAAGTCAGCGACCTTAAACTGATATGTGCTTGGTACGACAGCGAGAATGCGGATGTCAAGTCAAGCTACAAGTTGCCTCATCACAAGGCTAAAGGACATTCGGCAGTCTGGAGAGGGGTGAGTGCCGCTATGGGTGCTTTGTTAGGTGCTCGTGGCGGAGTGCAGATTGCCGATTCTGACAAGAAAGGCGTATATAGCCATCTGAAAAAACATTATGGTCAGTTCGACAAAGAAGCCCCGGAATTCAAGGATTACGAGGAAGACGAACTGAAAAAGCTGTTTCCCGACCTTTATCCAGACGAGGAGGACAAGCAGAGAGACGAACTTGTGCCGGAAGAGACCATAGTTTGTGAGTGCATAAAATGCGGACATACGATGCCTCTGGAAGCTGGGAAGCATTGTCCCGATCTGAAATGTCCCGAATGTGGGGGAAAGATGCGGAGGGCAAGCCGACCAGGACCGGGTAAAGATATAGAAGAGAATGAAAGACACGACTTCTTCACTAGAGAGGAATTAGAAAGACGATTGGAAGAAAAAGATAGCAAGCTTCAGGAATTTGTCAAGAATGTTGAGAGCCAATTAGCGGAGATAAAAGAAGGCCGTGTACTAAGCCAGAAAAACCGCACACTCATTAAACAGGTTTTAGATGTATGGGCAGAGCTGAAAGAGAAACTAGAGGAGCTTTACAACGCAACGGAACCCCCGGCACGTGAGGAATCGAAGGAAAAGGAAGCTGACCTGATTGAGATAACGGACGAGAAAAGCGAAGCGAAGCAAGAAAAGCAAGAGACACAGGAGAGCAAGGAAATCGAAATTGACGAAGATACGATAGTTGAAACCATAGAGAAGGCAGCTCTCAAGGCACTCTCTGGAGACAAGGGGGAGAAGCTTATTGCTGAGAAGATAAGCCTTGCCATCAAGAAAAAGAAAGGAATCGTCGAATAATCGTCAATAAAAAGACTTCTGTCTACTGAAACCACATTTATGTTTTGTTTGGAATTAGTGGACAAGAAAACGAAACGGGGTTGTAGTGTAACGGTCAGCACTCTGGCCTGTCTAGCCAGGAATCCGAGTTCAAATCTCGGCGATCCCGCCATACAATAAGGCCATCCCGAGCCTAAAATCGAAACAGGAGAAAAAACCAAAAATGGAAAAAAGTCTAGTAAAAAAGGCTGTGGAGGAAGCCGAAAAAGACCTCCAAGAAAAACAGAAAAAAGAAGTTAAGCTTATTGTCTTGAAAACTTTGGAAAAAATCAACTCTTTGAATAATGACAGAAAAAAAGCAAAAGATACGGTCAAAGAGCTTGATGCCAAAATCAAGCTTTTGAAAATGGACATAGAAGATTTGAAAGAAGGCAGGCTAGACCGCATAGCAGAGAGACAAGAGAAAGATGACGAAGCAAAAAAAGTCTCTGTTGTCATCATTATCAAAGAGAAAGAAGTTATCAGAGAATATCCTTACTGGCATTGGCCATACAGGATAACTTGGATTGATCCACAGCCGATCTGTCCATCTACGTGGACATGGACTGTGGACAAAGGCAATACGAGTGGAACAACCTATCAAAATTATGGTAGTTGTTATTACACCAACCAAATTACAAGTAGCGTAGCAAAATGGTCGACCAAGGGTTCATATGAAATTGATGGAAGTATTATCAATTTGAGATAAAAAATAAGCTCGGGATGGCTTAATATAAATGGCTTACTATAATAGGAGGTAAATAAATGGATAAAAACGCAATGAAACAAGCTATTGAAGAAATTAAAACGGATTCTTATGAAAAAGAAAAGGACGGTTGGAAAGAAATTATTTCTAAGATATTAAAAGAGATTAAATCTCTTGAGAGTGAAAAGAGGCACTTGGGTTGCCAAATAAATGATATTGATGCCAAACTTGTGTTTTTAAAAAGAGATCTTGATGATATCAAAATAGGCAGAATAGATCGTATTTCGTTTGCATATAATAATGCTTTTATGAATCAAGTTCATACCACTTCTAGGATTTAATACAAACGATTAATCAAACCTATATCACCATAGAATAATATAGGCTTCATTAATCTTGCCGATTGTCAGCAAAAGGGGGGAGTTCTGACGGCTGCCTGAAATACGGCAGCATTCCAAGATATCAGGAAGGCTAATGTCTTCTGGTGGAGATGGACACTCCGGCCATCAGCCAGAGAAAGACATGCTTCTGGAGATATAAGGTCTAAAACGAACGATCAATACCCGATTAGCTGAAATCTATCAATCGGTGGAAACATTCCTAACGGAGTAAACAACTATGAGTAACAAAATCTCACAGGAAGATTTCGATAAATTGGTCAACCAGAAGGTTGAAGAGAAAGCTGAAGAGATCGCGGCCCAAAAAGTAAGCGAGGCATTCGAGAAGCAGAAAGCGGAAGCATTGGCTAAAATCACACCTCCGGCAGAAAGCGATGCACTTGAGGAAGCACAGAAAGAAGCTGACAAGAAAGAGTGGAAATCAGGCGGAGAATTCCTTGAAGCCATCTACAGATTTCGAGCCTTTGGAGAATTGGACAATCGTCTAGTTTTTATAGACAAGAATGGACAGCCTACTGTTCCCAAAAATCCAAAGAAAAGAGATGTTGATGATGCTGCATTCAAAACCATGACAGAGGGTACAGATAGTGCTGGTGGATTCCTTGTTTTTGAGCAGTTTCGAAATGATGTTCAGGAAATCGCACTTGAAAAGGCACTTGTCAGAAACAACGGTCCAATGATTCTTCCTATGGCAACCGATACATTGAACATCCCTCGAATTGAAGACACGTCTCATGCAAGTTCTGTTTTCGGCGGAATGATTGGCTATTGGACAGAAGAAGCGGGATCAAAAGAAGAAATTCAGCCAAGTTGGGGAAACTGCAAGCTTACAGCTCACGAATTGGCCGGATATACTAGGGCATCCAATGCTCTTCTGGCCGATTCAGCTATTGCTCTTGAGGCTTTTCTTAAGAGGGCAATTGGGGAAACTTCGGTCTACTATGAAGACGATTCCTACATCAATGGGAACGGGGTCGGACAGCCTCTTGGGATTCTCAATTCCGGGGCACTGATTTCCGTAACCAGACAGGCCAACAATGTTGTCAGATGGGTAGACCTCATCAATCTGTGGTCAAGACTTCTGCCTACATCCAGAGACAGGGCGGTTTGGTTCTTCAATCATGAAGTGCTTCCGCAAGTTCTACAAGTCGTATCAGAGAATGCTGCCGTGGCGGCTACCGCAGGATCAGTCATTTTTGTTAGCAAGGAACAAGGTGCCGTGAAATCGCCTCCAAAGACGATTTTCGGCAGACCTTATTTTGTGACCGAAAAAATGGCTGCCCTCGGAAGTGCCGGTGATATCGGCGTTTTCGACCTGAGCTATTACCTCATCGGCGACCGCTCCAAGCTTGCCATTGATTCCAGTTCCCATGTCGGATTCACCTCAAACACAACCTACTGGAGATTCACCCTTCGGGTGGACGGACAACCCTGGCCAAAATCTCCTTTGACTCCCAAAAACGGTACCAACACAATCGGGCCGTTTGTCGCTCTTTCCAGCTCCAGCTAAACAGCAGGATAGACAATGATTAAAGATTCAAAGACGGGCGATTTCAAGTCATTAGGAGAGTTTCTAGCCACCGTCCGCAAAGTTAGCACAGAGGGATTGAACGACACTAGGCTTCAGGAGCTTATGCTGAAAACTATGACAGAGGGTACGGACTCGGCGGGCGGATTCACCGTTCCCGAACAATGGGCTGACGTGCTTTATCATGCAGCCTTGGAGGGAGCGATAGTCCGGCCTCGAGCGATCGTGTTTCCGATGTCTTCCGACACTCTGAATGTCCCGATTCTCGAGGATTCCGACCGGAGTTCAAATATCTTCGGCGGGATTACCTTGACGTGGATTTCGGAGACAGAGGATAAAGCTGCTTTGGCAGCCGATCCCAAAATCGGAGAGTTGAAGCTTACAGCTCATGAGGGAGTCGCCACGACATGGGTGTCAAACAGTCTTGAGGATGATGTAAAGAAGTTCGAACAGTATATGAAGCTCACTTTCGGCAAAGCCATCCGGTTTTACGAAGACGATGCATACATCTGGGGAAGCGGTTTGGTAATGGGCCAGCCTCTGGGAATCATGTCGAGCGGATTCACCATCGGCATATCCCGCAAGCAGGCAAATCAGATCGTTTTCGAAGACGTTCTGAGCATGGCTAGCAGGCTAATGCCAGGAAGCTGGAATACCGCTGTCTGGCTCATAAACCAGAACACGCTGACGAACTTCTTTTCGCTGGATGCCGTGGATGACAATATCCAGACCGTCATCGACATGAACAAAAGGATGCTGTTCGGCATTCCGTTCATTGTGACGGAGAAAGCGGCAGCGCTCGGCACAAGCGGGGATATTATTCTTGCAGATTTTAACAACGGCTATGTCATTGGCGATAGGTCAATGGAAATATCGGCATCAAGACACGTTGATTACGGTGAGAACCACTATGGATTCTTGCGGAACAAGACGTTCTGGAGAATCGTTTTGAGGGTTGACGGGCAGCCGATTCTTTCGGGTCCCATCACCCCCAAGCGTGGCGGGGAAACCGTATCGTCATTCGTTGTCTTGACCGACCAGGAAAGTTAACAGGAGAAACAAATGCACAAGTTCTTAGAAAACTATAAGCCGTCATACGGAGTCTTCAGTTCTGCGTTGGGCGGAGAAACTAGCGACAAAGTTGAAACTGCTGCGTTCGTAGACATGAGGTATTATGATGGAGTCGCGGCTTATGTCCATGCAAGTGGGCTGGCTTCCGGTTCTGTCATCACCCTTACTCTTCTCGAAGGCACTTCTAATGCTGGAGCAAGCTCTGCCACACTTACCGGCAAAACCGATACCTTTACGGCAACCGCTACGACCCAAAAGGACGTGTTGCAGGCTGAAGTTCGAGCAGAGGAGCTTTCTTCTGGATACCGCTATGTTGGATTTCGTTTAGCGACGAATAATTCAGGAGCGGCAACAGAGAAAGTGGGTGGAATCCTGCTTCAAGGACGAGCAAGATATGGTTCTAGCTCTCTGCCTTAACTAGCAGACGAGACAACGGCTTAACATAAAATAGACGGCTTAACATAAAATAGACGGATTCGGGAGGCTGGCGTTAGCAAAGCTGACAGCCTTGCCTCCCGTCTCCTCTCTATTTGCATAAATCCATACAACATAATGTACATATTTGTTCATTTTTCATGAACAAAGGAAGATTAATGAACATGAAAAAATCAGCAATCCTTATTCTTATCATTTCTTTTGCTCTGCCTGTTTCGATGTTTTGCCAAGTCGGGATATGGTCTGATTTTAAAACTGTTGCCCATATGGTCAACAAGGCTGTACAGGTAAACCAGGCTAATCTTCAGGGGCAACCTATAAATACTTTGAAAGTTCAGACTTGGCAACTTCCTAAACACATGAATACTCTATAGGCTTTTAATTCATTTTTTTTCTTTAAATCAACAAAATCTAGGAGATTGACATAAATGGGCGAAGTAAATCCCAAACTGACAAAATTAATAGACTATGCAGGGGGAAACAATCCTGTCTATATTGGCTGGGCACGGTCTGGCACGGCAACCTCCTCTGCAAAATGGAAAATAAAGAAACTCGTATACTCAGGAAGCAATGTATACGAATACTGGGCTGATTATTCCAATAGATATAACAAAGTTTGGTCTCTACGTGCGACATATGCTTATGGACCGTGAATCTGTATCAAAATAAAAACTGGCTATATCAGAGATATCATAAAGAACACCTGTCTATCTCTAATCTTGCCAGCCTGTCTAAATGTTCAAATGGAACCATTATCTATTGGATGAAAAAGTTTGGTATATCTCGTAGGGGTCGTTTGGAAGCTATATCTATAAAAAATAAAGAATATATGAATCGAAATTGGTTGTATCAAAAGTATGAAATAGAAAAATTAGGTGCTCCAGAAATTGCTAGATTATGCCAATGTGGAGACTCTGTAATTTATAATTGGTTAAATAGATTTAAAATTCCAAGAAGAAATCGCTCTGATGCACATTTTGTTACCCCAGTAAGAAATTTAACAGTAGCATGGTTGAGAAAAAAATATATTGATGAAAATTTATCTTGTTCAGACATAGCCAAAATTAGCAATTGTAGCAGATCATCAATTTCAAGACGATTAGGAAAATTTGGTATTCCAAAAAAAATAATTCCAAAAATACAATTAAAAAAATCTAAAATTCAAAAGAAATCTATGTCTTCTAAAAAGATGCGGAAATTTTTATCTAATAAAATGAAGAAAAAGTGGCAAGATCCAGAATTTAGGGAATATATGGCTTCAGTACTGAAGCGAAGATGGAATGATCCTAAATGTCGTGCAGACATGATAAAGAAACATTATAAAAAAGTTCGTCCGACAACTCCTGAAAAGATATTTGATGAAATAACTCCAGATAATATTAAATATGTTGGCAATGGTTCTTGGTGGAGAAAATTACCAAATGGTCAATATAAAAATCCAGATTTTAAAATAAAAGGACAAAGTAAAGTAATTGAAATTTTTGGCAATTACTGGCATCGAAAGGGTACAATGTATGACAATCCCAGTTATCTAATTGAATTATATAAAAAAGTAGGCATAGATTGTTTAATATTTTGGGAACGCGAAATTCATAATAATCAATCTAAAGTTTTAGAACAAACTCTACGCTTCATTTAATCTGTGCGAATTTTAATTTCGTATAATTAGTTCAAAAAGCGAAATATCGTTTCGCATTCTATTCAATTTCGGATTTATGGGGGTTTTTTTATGGACAAAAAAGTCGAAATGCATCAAAGGGAGTGCTTTGTCTGTCACAGGATGTTTGACATCTCATGGAACAGAGAAAG